TTGTCTTTCCGGGTGGACGACAGGACCCAGAAATCCTGGACGCCGAGGACGATCTGACCAAAGATGAGTTCGATCGCCAGTATGGTGCAGAGTTCAGTGAAAAAACCGGCGTGGTCATGCAGGAATGGGAGGACGAGACGCACCTGGGAGATTTTCCGTACCAACCGTCTTGGCCTCTTTACATGGCGGTCGACTACGGGTTCACTAATCCTTTTGTTGTGCTGTTCATACAGGTGGGGCCATTCGGTGAGATCAGGGTCATATGGGAGCGCCGGTGGACCAAACTCGATACAGAGGAAGTCGCAACTGATATCATGGCGACAGTACCCGGCCTGGTCCGGGCATGCCAGACGATTTACCCCGATCCTGCGGAGCCGGACGACACACGCACGATGGAACGCAAGTTGCATATTCCAGCGGCATCGTCAACTGGTGGGGCGTTGAGTAACCGGCTGTCGCTGATCCGTCGTGCTCTTAAAGTGCGTAATGCTCACCTGCCGGAAGGCGATCCCGAGAGAATACCAACTCTCATGATCGACCGGAGTTGTCATCAACTGGCCTGGGAGATGCGCGAGGGGTACAAATGGCCGGAGCACAAGTCGGAGATCAAATCCGATTCAGAAAACCCACTGGACAAAGACAACCATGGTGTCGAGGCGTTAGGCCGGTTCTTCCGGGGCATGTATCACGCGCCAATGGCCGACCATGGGTCATCCGTGAGCCAAGCGAATGTAGGTTGACATGGCCGTAGAGTTCACCCCCTATTCCACCGGGGAGTCATTGTTCGGCACCAAGCCGTCATGGGTGGCCGACCCGCTGGACCAGAAACGACTAATGTCGTACGCGTTGTACGAGATGATCTACTGGAACGTCCCCGAGGTGTTCCGGTTGACCCAACGCGGGACCGACGATAAACCAATCTACGTGCCCGCTGGCCGGACAATCATCGACACGTCCAACCGGTATACCGCGCCGGGCTATTCGGTCGCTGTGAGCAATCTGACGGGCGGTCCGGACAGTGCCGACGTGCAGGCCGCGCGTATGACGTTGTCGGATCTCATGGCCCGTGAGCGGTTCAAGAGCAAGTTCCGGGGTGCGAAGCGGTATTGTCAGATTCAGGGGGATTGGATCTGGCATGTCACCGCCAACCCGGAGAAGCCCGTGGGCACCCGGTTGTCTATGACGGTGGTGGACCCCGGGCATTACTTCCCAGTGCAGGATCCCGAGAACGTTGATCGGGTCATCGCCGTGTTCTTGGCCGAATTGGTGACGCAGGGAAATGACCAGTTCGTTCGCCGGGTTTGTTACCGTAAGATGGCGGCTACCGCGACAGCACCGGCTCAAATCTTCGTTGAGGAGGGGTTGTTCGAGGTCGATAACTGGCAAGACCTCGAGGTGCAGCCCGAGGAGGTCATACGACCGCTGACGCAGTTGCCCCCGGAGATCACGGCCATCCCGGTGTACCACACCAAGAACTTTGAAGAGCCGGGTAACCCGTTCGGATCGTCTGAGATCCGGGGTATGGAGCGGATCATCTCCGGCCTGCACCAGACCATGAGCGACGAGGACTTGACGCTGGCCCTGAACGGCCTGGGTATGTACGTCACCGACGCTCCTCGCCCGGTTGACTCCGAGACCAAACGTCCTGTCGCATGGCAACTCGGCCCGGGGCGTGTGGTCCAGGTACCCACGGCTAACCCTCCGCACAAGTTCGAGCGGGTTTCCGGGGTGTCCGATGTCACGCCGTACGGTGATCACTACACTCGGCTCTGGGACGCTATCAAGCAGGCCACCGGTTCGCCGGACGTGGCGATCGGTACCGTGGATGTGGCTATTGCCCAGTCCGGCATCGCTTTGGCTCTGCAACTGTCGCCGATCGTCGCCAAGTCGTCCGAGAAAAATGACCTGATTGCTGAGTCACATGACCAGATGTGGTTCGACATCACGAACATGTGGTATCCGGCGTACGAGGAGACCACGTTCACCGAGGTAAAGACAGAGTCGGTGTTCGCCGATGCCGTGCCGGTTGACCGTGAGACCAGATTCAAGGAATTGAACGACATGCTGGCCGGTGGTGTGATCGATGATCAGTACTACCGGGACGAGGCAACCAAGCTCGGTTACAAGTTCCCAGAAAACATGGCGACGCGTGCGGCTACGTGGCGTCAGTCACAGCAACCGGTTGACCCGTTCGCCACCCGGGTAGATGCGGAAACGGCGGAGGACGATGGCCCTGCCTAAACCTTTTGGGGACTACATACGCACCCAGAAGAAGTATGACGCCGTAATCATGCGCATACTTGAGCAGGCAGCGATCGCGATAGAAAGTCGATTGAAGAGATTGGGAACTACCGGGTTCTCTGCGAGCATTCGGGCAGCCCAGTTGCGATTGGCCCTTGCCGAGATCCGGTTAGACCAGCGGGACATGTGGCTTTCTCTGGGTGACGTCATCCGGGCAGGCCAGATCGAAGCGGCCCTGATCGCGGTGGACGACATGGACCGCATCAATCGGGTGTTGTACGCGTCGCTGCCGGATGATGCCGCCAAGATGTTGGCTGCCTCGGTCCGGGAGACTGCCCGATCCGGCATTAAATCGCTGTACGCTCGGAAGCCGATAGCCATCTCGCAAAAGGTGATGATCGTACCGAGCACGGCAGTTGCCGATGCCATCGAGGAGATTATCCAATCGTCGCTGGCGGCTGGACTTTCGGCCAAAGAATTTGCCCAAACGGTTAGATCTTACATTTCACCCCGCACGCCGGGCGGTGCGTCATACGCGGCTTCACGGATCGCGCGCACCGAGATAAACAACGCATTCCATGAGCGACAGATAGCCCAGATGGATTCGCCGGGGGTGCTGGCCGCGAAGTGGAACCTGTCGGGATCACACCGTAAACCGGATGACTGCAATAAGTTTGCAGAGACCGATCAGTACGACATGGGGGCTGGGATATTCCCCCGGGGCAAGGTGCCCAAGAAGCCTCACCCGCATTGTCTGTGTTACCTGACGATGGTAACGATGTCTCCCGAGGAGTTTGTTGCTGGTCTGAGGTCGGGTAAGTTCGACGATGAACTGCGCAAGCGGTTCAACACCAACCGGCAATTGCTCGGTCTGGAACCCACCACGGCAGCCAAACCGGCGCGTGCGTTGAAGTCGGTTCCTAACAAGCCCGCTGTACCGGTGCACGCAAAGCCGTTCCATCGGGATCTTGACGGGATCGAAGATTTGTCGAGTGCGGTGGAGAATGGGTTCCCCCCGAAGACGCGCACGCGGTTTACGGCCGGTGCTTCGGCCGAGACCGAACTGTTGGAATTGCGGAACGGTAAGAAGGTAGTCCAAAAGACTACCAGTTCCACCGAGGCGGGTGCCGAGCAGGTGGCATCCAAGTATGGGCGCGCGGTCGGGCTGAAACCGCCTCGGGTGTACCGGACTGAACCTGGTTCGGTCTACATGGATTACATTTCCGACTCCAAGACTTCATCAGAATTTCGTGCGCTGGCGTCGGCAGGTTCGGAAGCCGATCGGGTGACATGGGGTAAACGGTTCGATACGGCGCTTAACTCCGACGATGGTAAGCGGGTCGGCCTGTTGGACGTAATGATCAACAACAATGACCGCAACCCGGGCAACTGGATGTTGAGTGGTCATGGACGGATCACCCCGATTGACCACGGCTTTGCCGCACCGGGGATTGACCCGCGTGGAGCAGTCCGGGTGAGGATTCACTCGTCCTCGCCGTTCGCCGAGAAACACCTGCTCGAGAACGGTCGGTGGAAGGACAACGACTTCACGCCGGACGACATCGAGGAAGTCCGTCGCCGGTTGCTTGACTTGCAACCAGACCTGGATCATATCGGTGAAGGCGACAAATGGTTGAGGTATGCAAACGCGGTGCTCGATAAGGTGGCAGCCAAGGCCAAGGGCACCCGGAACCTGATTAAAGGGGTGGAGTGATGGCCGGACGAACGATGATCAGATTTGTGGTCGTGACCGATCCTCGGATCGAGATTGGCCGGGTGCGCATAGAGGAAGGACGGTTGATCTACTCCGGGGCGGACACCGAGACCGTTCGGGGTGTGATCCAGCAACGTGCCAGGCGGGATGAGATAACGCCGGTTAAAGCATTTGACCTGATCCTTCAGGAGGGGTGGTCTAACGCCTATCTCCAAACGATCCGAACCGAAGGGGTGTCCACATGAGTTACCCGGCATCATTGACTCTACTCACGCTCACCGGCCAATTCCTCGACGGGGGTGACGATGGAGTAGGAAGGGCGGGATCAGCCAACATCACCTTGGCTGTACCCATCCGGTCAACCGGAGACAACGTCATCATTCCGCCGTTCGACGTAGATGTTGAACTGGACGTTGACGGCGCGTTCTCGATCGAGTTGCCCGCGCTGACCGACCCCGAGTGGATACCAAACACGGCGCAGTACATCGTGCAGGTGTGGTTCGAGGTTGACTTCAAGAAGTTATGGTGGGCAATCGACTTTCCCCATGACGCAGCCGGGGGAACCATTGACCTGGCGGACTGCGGGACGCCGAACGTGGGTACTCCGTCGAGTACATTGCTGGCAGGCACCACCACGGTCACGCAAGATGGCGGCTACCGGGATACCTGGGACAACGGAACGGTTTACCGTGCCGGGGATACCGTCCAACATGATTCGGCCGTTTGGGGGGCTCTCAGGACGTCTGCCGGTATCGAACCGGGGACCAACGGGGACGTGTGGGCCGAATATGCGGGTGGAGGCGGGGCGGTTGCCTCAGTATTTGGTCGAACGGGGATAGTTACCGCCCAAACGGGTGACTACACTAAGACGAACGTCGGTCTGAGCAACGTCGACAACACGGCGGATACGGAGAAGCCGGTCTCTACCCTTCAAGCGGCAGCCGATGCCGCAACACTGGTCAGCGCGAACGCCTATACGGATGCGCTCGGTACGGCCACCACAACCGCACTTGCGGGTAAGGTCAGCACCGGTCAGTTGACCGCACACGAAGCTGATACCACGGCGGTACATGGAATTGCCGACACCACAGCGTTAGTGCTTACTGGGGACGCTCGCCTCTCCAACACCCGCACACCAACTGATGGCACGGTGACCACGGCCAAGATCGTGGATTCCAACGTCACCCTGGCCAAATTTGCCAACATTGCCTCGGCTACGATTCTGGGGAACAACACAGGGGGAGCGGCCGCGCCGATCGCATTGACCACGGCACAGATAAAGACATTACTGGGGGTGGGTACGTATCGGGGGGACTGGGACTCGGGTACTACCTATAATCCCGGGGATACGGTTACCTTCGGCGATGCGCTATGCGGTACCGTGAATGGTGCGTCAGCCGGACAGACCCCGTGGACACAGCGCCAGTTGTACAGCGGCACACCGGGCAGTACAGATGGATCGGACAGTACAGACTATATGTTCCGGGGGTTGATCCAGGTCACTCGGAAACTACGTGTTGACGGGTTGGTGTGGTACAAGGCGGCAAATC